AACAATAAATTTATCGGCTTCAATTTGTGCGGGTTTCTCCACAAGGAAAATAGCATCATACTTTTTATTCTTGTTTGTTTTTGATTTCGCTTGTGGCAAAATCTTTGCATTTGCGATAAATACCCGCAATTCTTCAAAATCCATATGCTATACCTCCTTAACCCATTTTAATTTCATTTGCGATAGTGTTTAGATATTGTTGCAGATTTTCATTTAATGCGGTTGACAAATTACCGTGTCTGTCATCCTCATGGGGTGCATATTCCAAATTAGAACCAACCGCACCTTCAACAACAGAACCGTCCGTTTTAACATCGTGTGTCCAACTACGCCTTAATGCGCCGGTCTGTTCGTGTGTAAGAAGTTTTGTATCTGCTTCAAGTTTCATAACCGCTTTTTCCATTCCTCTTTCAGCGGCGGCAATCATCTTGTTTAATTCACTATCAAAATTATTAAAATTCTTTGCCATTATAAGCCCCTCGCCTTCAGATAAACAATGTAATAACTATTCCAATCAACGATTTTCGGAATGTCATATTCAGCACCTTTATAAATAGCCTTTTTGCCTTCTTGAATATCGGTATCAGCATAGCAAAACGCCCGATATTCAGCATCTACAAAATAGCCAAATTCTGAATATGTCTGCTCACGAGAGGAGGGCTGCACATTACACTTGATTGTTTTTTCTGTTGTTTCGCCCTTTTGCAAAACACCGTGATATAATTCGCCGCTTGATTCTGAAACAAGCGTAAATTCATTATCAATAATCAATTTAACCATAATTAGCCCCCTTAAAATGCCCTGATAGGCGGAAGGGGCAAAATTGCTTTTACAGAAGCGGTTAAACCAAATCTATCAAGTGAAATTTCGGTTGAAGAAAATGTATTGGAGACAGAACCATTTGTAATTTGTACAATGTCCGTTTCGCCGTTCACTTTCTTCATATCACGGATATAATTGTTGTAATATACCGTTGCTAATTCAACAGCGGCGGTAAAATATGCAGAAACATCATCCGCTTTATTTAATCTTAAATAGTTTCGGATTGATGTATAAGCATTATCAATTTTTACAGCCATAATAGATTCATTGAATTCAATATTCAAATCTTTGAAAATAGATTGTAAGTATTGTAATTCATTTTCATATTGTGTTTTTAATGCTTCTAACATTTACAATCCTCCTATATCAATAATGGGATGGTTTTTACGCCATCCCATATATCTTTATATTTTTAATTAAGCCTCTGCCTCTGCAATGGTATATGTAAGAGTTGCAACACCATCAGCATTGAGAACGACAGCACCGGCAACGTTCAAACCACGTACACCGTCAGCAAAAGCACCCTGGAGGCGCATTGCTTCAAGTTCGTTAATCTGCTGACCGAAACCAACAGCACCCTTGTAAAGTGCAATAACAGTGCCAGCAGGTGCGTTAGCGGTAACAATAAGAGTCATGCCGTTAATCTTCTGACCGTCTACAATGCCGTTTGCAAGCACATTAGGATTGTGTGTAAATCTCTTATCCTTCTGGAGAAGTCCGAGAGCATCCCAGCCAATAACAACATAGCGGTTAGAAGCGGGTACTTTCTTCTTACCAAGAGCAACACCAAGGTCAACAATGTAATCATACATTCCTTCAGGTGTGGTAATAGTCTTGTTCTGAATCTTTGTACCAGCACCAGCCGCAAACTTTGCATATGCGTAAACGTCAGCAGCCTCGGAAATCAACTTACTCTGTGTAGATGCGAAACCGTCAAGGGCTGCAATGTTAGTCTGTGCCTTGTCAACGTCATCAACAGAAGCAGCGAAATACTTCTTGAAATCGAAGGTCATCTCAATGGGGGTAGTGTCAACCTTTTCCCAGTCAACAGTACCAGCGTAATCGTTAATAGTACCTGCGTTAATCTTATTGAACACAATAGAAGATGCGGTCATTTCAGAAGGGGCAGTAGCAATAAGGGGAAGAACGGACGTTTCGTTGAAATGCTCAATAAGACGTGCTTCCCAAATCTTTCTTGTGAAATTCATATATATATTTCTCCTTTATAATTTTATAATTTATTTTTTAAGTAATTTATTGTAATAGGCGTTAATATCTTCAATAGACATACTTGCCATTTCTTCTGGTGTCAATTCCTGCGAATCGTCACCGGCATCGGGCTTGTGACTCTTTCCCAGTCTCTTTGTAACGACCTTTTCAACCGCTGCATTAAATGCGGTTTCAAGTTTTTCCAAATTGGCTGTTGTCGAATCCTCATCAGCACCGACAAAATAACTGATTAAATCAATAGGCAATTCCTTTTCGGTTGCTACCGTCAATGCCTTATTGGTCAAATCCTTTCTTACAGATTCAGCCTTCATTGCTTCCAAATCCGCTTTAAGTTTTGCTAATTCGGTGTCCTTCGGGTCTGCCTCTGGGTAAAGTTCTTTCACCTTTTCATTAACCAATTTATCAAGGTTATTTGTTTTCCAGGTTTCAAGTCCTTTATTGTGATATTTGTCTAATGTAGGCTGGATAAACTGTTTGCCTGCATCAGTTTCAAGAAATTTACTTACTCTATCTGCTGTCACAAAACCGCCGATATAATTTTCAAAATCTTCTGTTCCCTCAAAAGTTTTAAGGGATTCTACAATCTCATTAAATTCCATAATAATTTTTTCTCCGTTCTGTCCTCAACGTATGTAACCATCCGTCAAGTACAATTTTTTGTATATATAAAAAATGCCTATGACCGAAAAGCCATAGAACACAGTTTATTTAGTTGTTCTTCCATTCACTGAAAGTTTTATATTTAATATTTTGTTTTGTTTCATTGTCAGCACGTTTGCCGGGCTTCCAATCGTCAACAACTGGAATGTGGCAACAGCGGCAATTAGGGTGAATCGGGATTTTAGGCGCATTATTCAAGTTAAAATATTTACCGTCTAATTCACCGCAAATTTCACAGGTATTGCCTTCAAGTGTTGCGGTAAATAACACCTTATTAACAACGCCGCTATTTCGATATACTTCTAATTGTGCATCGCTAACAACTCTTGCAAGTTCTGTATTTACAAGCCTTGTGGCTTGATATGCGGTAACGCCAAAATCCTTTTTAATTTTTCGTGCTATTTCGTTTGGTCTCCGACCGGTGCGGATGCAATCAAGAATATCATTATAAATTCTGTTTGCTAATTCATTTGTATTTTCCCAGATTCTATCACTAAAATTTTTGCCATCTATAACGGCAGCAATAGCACGGTCAACAAATTCTTTTCTTAAAATCTTCCAATCCGCCGAAATACCAAAATGTTTAGCGGTTTTGTCATATGCTTCAAGATAGCCTTTTTCTAAAACCTCATTAACGAAGGCTGTTTCCTCTGCGTTCATTTCATTCAATGAGGTTATAACGCCCTCTCGAATTTGCATAATCATTGATTCAGATAAAAAAATAGCACCCTTATCATCCATATTGTTAAGAATGATAACGGCGATATGCTCAACCAATTTATCTTGTGATTTTTTTAATTTTTTCAGAAGTTTTTTAACCTTTTTAGCGGTTGCATCGTCAATATCGGATTTAATCTTAACAAAATCATTCATCTAAATCACCGCTTCCGAAATATGCCGCATCCACTTTGTCAAGGTCGATTTCTTTCAATTCTTCCTTTTCCTTTTTCAAGCGTTCAATTTCAATCTGGGGATTTTCGATAAATGGCAAACGCTCCAATCTGGTCTGAAGGCTTACAATATTACCCAGTTGCACTACTTCATTGATTCGTGCGGCAATATCCATAGGAATATCAACGTTTGCTTCGATTTTAACATCGGTTGCGCTAAACTTCGTGTTCTTCTGGATTTCAAGATGTAAAGCCAGAAAATAAATACGATTATAAAGAGCATTCAACACAGGATTCAAAATCATATTAACACGCTGGTCAAGTCCAGTCAAACGAGACTGCAACGCAACGCCGGAAATATTAGATGATAATTTTTCATTAAAATCAATATGTCCTGATTGTGCATAAAGGTTTTCCTTCAATTCTTCCAACTGGTTCTTTATCGCTGTATCATTGATATTTTTAATAAGCCATTCGGGTTTTGC